AAGAACTAACAGGTTCCCTGTAGTAACTTCTATCCCTGTCTTCATTGAAATTTAATTTGTCTTCATTTTCTCTAAAATTTTTATCAGTTTCCGATAAAGGTTGATCTTCATTAAAACTATTTCCAGCACCTTCCCCTTCAGGTTTATTTTTTTGTTTCTCTTCTGAATATTCGTTCATATTGTTCCAGAAATCGTCATCATCACCATCGGAAGATGCTGACCCTTGTTGATAGTCAGACCCATCAGAGTTTCCAGATTCTTTTTCGGACTCTTCACCATTCTCTTCAGAACCATCAGAAGGATCACCCATTAAATCATTAGGATCTCCTGTCTCAGATTTTGGATCATCACCATCCTCACTTTTCTGTTCCTTCTCTTTCATTTCCTCTTTACAATATTCAAAAAGTTTTTCTGCTAAAGTTACAACATCATCCCAAGTTTTGAGATTATTCATTTCCTCAATGTACTGCCTTTCTTCCTCTTTGAATCTCATTCCAGATTCTATTTCACCAAGTTTAAATCTTATATTCAATCTGTCAATCAAAAGCATGTCTTGTCTTTCTTTGTCAGTCTTTTCACGAATACCAAACAAGTCCATGTCATAAAGTTCTTTGTATCCTTTTTTGAATGAAGATTTAAGTCCTGGAAATCTCTTCTGAATCATCTTCTCAATTCTTGCGTCTTCTACAACATTCAAGAAGGTTTTGAAATTTGAACCTTTATTTTCAGTTGAATCGTGCCATCCTTGTTTTGGAGTGTGAAGTGCGTGAGAAACTTCATGACCAATCAAAAGATCATAAACATTTTCTGAAACGTTAGCAAATTCTGGTAGATATAGAGTCCTGGACTCAAGGTCAAAACTTGCTGTTTTATAGTGAGTGGCATGTACAATTGAAATGTTCTCTTCTGACATCAATTTACCAACAACGTCTTTATAGTCCAGATTCTTTTTAGGTGACATAATCTCTCCTTTTTTCAACTCTTATATCAATTATAATGTACTTTAGGAAATATGTCAATACTTATTTTCAATTTTATTAATTATTTTTTTTGTGATCTGATTTATTATGTCTATTATAGCATCACTCTTCTTAGGGTTTTTTACAGTTTCCCAGGTAATGTTTATGTCAGCTTTTTCGTAAAGGGAACTGTCATTCTCTTTTTCATGATTGTTTGCTGGTTGTGTGAATTTTAAATTTGTATCATCTCTTGTGAATCTTTTTAGGTGAATCAGCAAACCTTGCTTTTCTTCTTTAATCCAGTGAACTTCATCTCTGTCATAATGATCATACCTGACATCAGTGACAATTGCGACATCGCCTTCATAAGTTGAAACCCTTCTATCTAATTTTTCAATCCAATATCGACCATCAGTTTGTTTTCTTTTTAAATCACCATACCAAACTAAAAAATCTCTGAAGTTTTCTTTGTCTTCTGTTAAATCAGTCCAAACATTTAAGTCGCACATTTTGTAAAGAAACTCGTCACAATCATTTTTCAAATCTGATGCTAATGCGAACTGCTTGGAAGTATACCCTTCAATATATAAATTCTGCATTAATAAGTCGCAGAGGAGATTTTTACCTGATCGTGCAACACCGCTGATGCCAATAACTATCATAACAAAACCTTTTTAGAAGGAGAACGGAAGATGCAGGATTCGAACCTACGGTGGATATTACTCCACACTTGCTTTCCAAGCAAGCACCATAAACCACTCGGACAATCTTCCGTTCTCATTTATATTTATAGACTATGGAACCCTAAATGATTTTCCTTTTCAAAAAACTCAGTACTGTAAGGTTGAACGGACACATTGAGAGTGTTCATATAACCTTTGATGTAACTTGAAAACACAAAAACTAATGGAGGTGTTTTTGTTTCTGTACCAAACCACTTTTTTGGTTTAGCAACCCAAATTGTCAACTCTTCATCTTTTTCATGAACCCAAGTTGCGAAATCAATATCAGGTACATTAGAAAATCTGGTTGTAAATATCTCAGACCTGCTTGTGGGTTTGTGTTCCAACACTCTACCTAAAACTTTAGATTCTGGTGGTTTTAACATTTGTATCTCCTTATAGATTTCTTTATTAAGTCATTCCACATTCTTTGTTTTTCTTGCTTATTTGCATCATGCCACATTTCCCACCATTCATAAGTAGGTCTTATGTTATGAACTTCTTTATGTAAATCCGAAACTTCTTCTTGATCAAAAGTGTATTTGTAAGACATTTTTCACCACCAATTAAGACACGTTCAAGTTACTCCATTTTTTCAACTTTTCTTTTTTTGCTAAAGCATATTGATTTATCTGATTTCTGTTTATTATACCATACTCTTCCAATAAATTTATCATACAAACTAAGTCACCGACTTCTTTTACAAGACTCCCTATCTCCTCATCGTTCTGACCAAACCTAATTATCTTTGAAGCTTCAACAGAAGCTTCTGCACACTCTTCCATGAAGATTACCAACAATTCTTCTTTTTCATCGATATTAATATTATTCATAATTAACTCCCATTATAAATAGTAAAAATGGATACAATATTTTTATTTGCGCTGTTAGTCAAACATGCTTTTTGTGACCTATACCTACAATTCAAAAAAGTTCCACTTGATAAGACAAGGTATTTAGGTGAGTGTCATTTACACTATTTTGACCACGCAATCTTAACTCTTATGGTTTCATACTTGTTTCTTGTTCCTCTTGAATATTGCTTTTTATTATCGGGTATTGATTATATTTTACACTGGCACATAGATTTTGTCAAGACTAAAATTATGAAATTATTTAAAATTTCAAATTCTTCTATGGTTTATTGGTTATTTCAAACGTTTGATCAGATATTACACTATGGTACATACCTATTAATAGTTTACATTGCCCACAAAGGTTACTCATTTCAAGACATCTTTGAAAAATTTATTTCTCTTTTTTAGGAGTTCTTTATATTCTTTACAATTAGGATATAATTTTTTCAAAAATCTATATCTATCATCTTTAGGTCTGGTGAATTTTCTCCTATCAAAGTTTGTAAAAAATATTGCCCAACCTCTTCTCGTGAAATAAATACTTAAATCGAAATGTCTAACAACTTTCCAAAATTTAGCTCTTTGATCCCTATCAGTTATTACCATCACCTTTTTATCTTGTTCGCAATATTCTGAAATTCTTTTAAGGGTTGATAAATTGATTTTACAGAAAAGTTCCTGTTTCTTTTCAGGGTCTAATTCGCTTATTTTGTCTGATAGTTTTTTAAAAAAGGTTTTTGGTTTCATTTTCTTAAAAATATTAAATCTTCATCGGAAGACAGTTCTTTGTTAATTTGTCCAGGAGTCAATTTTTTACCATCAAATAATTCAACCCCTTGATATTTAAAAAGTTCTTCAACAAATTCTATACAGTTCCATTTCTTTTTATTGTTTATATCTTTGGGTTTGAAGAAGAAAAATATTGTTCTTAGGAAGTCATATTTTCTATCTTCGTTTTTTATTATGAAATGTAATGCTGTTCTTAAACTTATTTCAGGAGTGTTTTTGTGTATCACTACATCTTTATTTTTACAATATTCTTCAAGAGAATACAATCTGACACCTTGAAGATTCATTTCTGCTATGACCTTATTATAACCATACCCATTAATGTAGAATGCTACATGATTCCATTTAGATCGGGTGAAGAATTGAATAACCCTTGCAAATAAAGTTTTTTCTGATACTGTTACAATTCCATATTCCATAGAATTATTTATAATACAACTTTACCTTCTTGTATCAGTCTCTGTCTGTTCTTTTCATGTTCTTCTCGGATTTCTTCTTTACTTTGACCTAAGTATCTAACAGCATGACCTTCTGTACATAGAAGATCCCCACAAGTCCCTGCTAAGTCGTATATGACGAAATCTCCAAGGATTCTTCCAAACTTACCTCTAACATCTTTAACACTTCTTAAAAGAATATCATCACTCATCGACAATATTTCCTCAAGTCTTTTTTTGGCAGCAAGTCCAAAAACTTTTTCAACCTTATCCTTGGTTCTTGATTCTGGTGTATCAATACCATAAAGTCTGATTCTCTGTTTTTTCATCCAGACACCAAAACCTAAATCAATATCAACATCAACAGTATCACCATCAACCACTCTTATGTTTGTAACTCTATATTCGTACAATCTTTATTCCAATTCCTAACTGCTAAATCATATGAGGGTGCTGATTTTCCAGTAGCACCGCAATCGTAACATTCAACATAATATTCTTTTGTCATTGCATATTCTTCTGGTAATCCTTCATCGTCCCATTCAACTTCAAGGTTACTGCTACCACATTTACAATTTTGTAAATCATTACCCATATTCACCATTCCATTTCTATGGTTTGGCCAGTCATCTTTACAAAAACCATAACTGGAAATGCCAATAAGAAAAACACCACTGCTGCTATAAAACCAACAACTTCAATATAAAAACCTAATAATTTCAGAAACTTTTTTTTCATAATATACCTCAAGCACCGCTGACTAAAACTATTTTACAGATATGCTCTAACCTTTCAATATGTTCAAATGCTTCCCAAGGGGTTTCCGCAATAGAAACAACTCCATGACCTTTAATACCCACAATATCATATTCTAAAGAACCATCATCTTTCAGTTTAAGGTTCTCGTGACATCTATCTGCCAATTCTTGTGATATGGGCGGAACATCTGGAACAGACTTCCCAACTTTTGTATATCTCCCCAACTCTGGAAATTCAAGAACAAGTTTATTTAGTTCTATTCCTCTATGAAGAGCAGCTACAATGTAAGTTGGATGAAAGTGAACAACAACTCTACTACAATCACCAGAAATATTTTTCTGAATACCATAGTGTAATGGAGTTTCACCAGAGGGTGCTAAATTTGCTGATAGTGCAGTATGTTCCAAAGTAACAAATTTATTGTTATCTTTATACAGTGAAACTTTTTTCCACATATCAGGATCCAACATAGGTTTTCTGATACCACTGGGAGTGATCCAGAAGTGTTCCCTGTCCCTATTTCTGACAGATATATTACCGTCCCTTGAAGTTATCCAATTGAGTTGATATGCCTTTTGCATTAGCTCACAACAAGTCTTTAACATTTATTGCCTATCCCATTTCATCTTTATAGTGTAAACTACAACCATAATGATAGTAAACCACCAGAATAGAGTCAACACTATCCAATTTTTGAATAATGCTTTATCAACATCTTCTGGTGACATTTCCAATCTTTCCACCATGTCGTTTTTAATATCTTGTTTGATAAATAATTGCCACCTAAGGAATAATCCCCAAATGACAATGTTTAAAATGTAATATTCTATAAAAGTTTCCATTATAACGGTATTTCCTCTTCCAGAAATTTATTTGCTGCTTCCCTAACCTCTTCCAATGTTCTATACTTACCGATAGTTTTTGAACCTTCAGTTATATCATCAGCTTTATGAATTAATACAAAACAATTTTCACATCCAACAATTGTGGTTGAACATTCAACAAACAACTGACCCATATCAGTTTTCCCTAAATTTAAAATCATCAATCATACCTTAAATAAAATGTAAGTGGATTCTTGCTCATCAACAACTCCATCCATAGGGAAAAAATCTTCAGGTTTCATTCCTGAAAGTTCATATGCGACAGTTTCGCTATGAGTTGAAGCTTCAAACATATCTACGATGTCTTGTTTTTCTATCATCAACATGTTTGCTCTTGGGGAATCACTTGCCCCAATATCTAAAAAATGAACGTAAACATATATTTCATCATCTTGCTCAGACATTAGAAACCTTATTTGTAGTAAACCGTCCAATAAAAAGTTTGATCATTTACAGTGACTTTGTCTGTATGACTACTAAATTCGTTATAATGATCTTTATTTTTACTTTGAAGAGAAATCATTTTATCAAAATCTTTCTCTTTATAACAAGAAAGTTCAAAAACCTCTCCACCAGAAACGTCTAAAACGTTATGATGAATCTTATCCCAAATTTGATTAACTAATTTTGAATCCCTCATCTTTGCTTTCAAAGACCTTAGAAATTCAAATGGAGTATACCCATTAGTTTTCCTATTATATTTCCTACAACGAGAGCATGAATAATACTGTCTTCCAGATACGAAATCTCCATTTTGAAATTCAACACCACAGGTTTCACAATTAGTTATCATTTCTTTCCTCCATTATCATTACCAACACCACTTTTCATTGCTGCTTCTAAATTTTTCCTAAGAAGATCCATATTCCTTCTGGAACTTCTCATCCTATAATATTGTACTATAACATTAAAAACAAATATAGTAAAATCGTTAAGCAAATTTGCTAAGTAAATAATTAAAAACAAACTGAGTAGATCAAATTCCATCATAAATCCTTTATACCTGCAGCCAAAACTTCAATATACTTATTGAGTCTTGAAATGCCACTGTTAATAGACCTCTTCATTAGGTCTACACCACCATTACCAACTTTCTTTCTCATCTTTCTAATATCTTTTATATCATTTTTTTTCCACATTTGTATATTTCTTTTTATTTTCATCTCTTCTGGGGAAATGTTTTTAATATTTGATGGTTCTATTGTTCTTATAACTTCAAACAATCTATACAAATATGCAGTGAAATAACTTATTGTCAACTTCTCTTCAATCAAATCTAAATATCCATTTGATCTCCCTAAACCCATCTGTTCCATTCTAACAGCTTCTTGATGATACTTTTTCTCAATTTCTAAACTTTTTTGAAAGTCTTTGAGTATAGTATTCTCTATTATTTTGATTATGTTTTCATTTGACATTATTTTTCTCTTTTAATTTAACATTATCTTCTTGGGGTTTACATTTACTAATCTGTTTCCTTATTTCTTCTCTATCTGACCAATCACAATACGCATAACTAACTTTAACTGGCACTTCATCTCCTACTTTAAAATTTGATCCAACATGTTCTTTTTATCAATCATATCAAAATAATTTTTTCTGTTAACCACAGTCATTCTCAATTTAATATAATGAATATTTGATATTTCTATTATATTGTAACCTATTTTATCATTTCTGTAAAGTATTTTTTTATCTATTGGATCAATACTTAGACTTTCTTCCAAATAGTGTATCTCATACTTTATCTGAAGCCTTGGGTGTTCTTCAATATACTTTTTAAACTTGCCTTGACTTGTAACTTTAGTTTCCGTAATGTTAACATCCAAACTCAGATCCTCAATTTTTGAAACTATATAATCTACTAATTTTGATTCCATCTCTTGAATTTCGTATGAAAGATGTTTTATAGCATCTTTCATTAAAAATCCTTGGTTATGTATTTTATCCAAACTTTTGAAGGATACTTGTGGTTATCATAAAACTTTCTAAAATATAGTCTGTTGCCTTGAACATAAACATTCTCCACTGGGGTTTGATCGTCATCGTCCAAAAAAACTTCAACAACATATTGATTTAATATTTTGAAAGGTAACACTATGGTTTCATCTTGATCCACGTATCTATCAATCAATATAATAGGTTTCATATAATTATTTAGGGGGTGGGAATAATCCCACCCCATTATGAGTTTTACTGTGATAATTGTTCAAATAAAGCTAAAGCATCATCTGGGTCGGAGACCACTTCTTCAACAGTCTCGGAAACTGCAGAAACTTTAACATTATCAATATCAACTACCTGAGTTGCGTCATTATTTCTTACTGGTGCTTGATTTCTACCCAAAACTTTATCAAGTCTTGCCTTTAATTGGTCATAAGACTTGAAAGAATCAGCAGACGTGAAACTTGTTAGAGGTTTAATTTGATTATAAACTTTTTCTAAAAAGTCTTCATCATCATGAAGTGAAGAAGTTCTATCAAAAGCAGAATCATCATAGTTTAGATAGTCACCTTTCATCTTCATTCTGATTTTAAAGTTGGCACCAGACCACAGATCAAATGGGTCAATTGCTTCCTCATCCTCAAACTTAGGTGAGATTGCTTCCGTAATCTTGTTAAAGATTGTTGTACCAAACTTATACAAGAAAACTTTACCTTCATTCTGAGGATTAGCAGGATCCTTCACGACATAGATATTAGCATAATAGGAAACATTCCTCTTCTGCTTTCTACCTTGTGCTTTTAGTGCCTCATCTCCTGAATTATATAGAGTGCCATTGAACTCATACACTGGGTCTTTCTGTCCAATAGTGGTTAAGGACTTTTCAATATACCATCCACCTGGTCCTTGAAAATAGTGAGAGAAAACTTTCACCCATGGAAGTTCGTCACTATCTTTAGATGGAAGGAATCTGATAACTGCTGAACCAACGCCAGCATCTTGGTCAAATACAGGTTTCCAATACTCTTCTTCAGTATTTTCACCTTTGGATGATAAACCCTCTAATTGAGATTTCAGTTTATCAAAATTACTTTTTCGTTTTTTCTTTAGGTTTGCAAAACTCATAAATATACTCCTAATAAAATTAAGTCATTAATATTATAACTTAAATTCCTAAAATAGTCAATACTAAACAAAAACTTTTTTTAATATTTTTTTGTATCTTTCTTTTGATATGGTCAAGAATGGTTTATACTTCTTTATTTTGAAATGTAAATCTTTCCACATAAAATCGTTTTCCATACTTTTATCCCAGTGCTGGAAATATCCCAGAACAATATCAATAACAATTAAAGTTTCCAAATTTATATCTTCTTTAATGTAATGCTTCAATATCAAAGGGTGAGATTTAGACTTGACACCGTTTTTAATGACTGTACATTTAAACATATCATTGAAAGGGACATTTAAATCTTTCAAAAAATTTAAATCTTGTTCAAAGTAATATGGCAATGACGTCATTTTCGATTTCCAATGATCATAAATCTTCTCATTCTCAACCCCAATGAACTGATCTAATCTCCAATCATTTTTGTCATGATAAGTAAACATACAAACAAGAAAGTTTGCGAATTCATCCCCATACTTTTTTTCAAGTCTGAATATGAAATTCTTTCCTCTTTTTTTATCAAGATTTCCAAACTTACCAGTCTTCCCTCTATATTTGAAAAAATCATAATTAGAAGAAAAGTGTAATCTGATAGAATGATATAATCTGAAATATTTTTCTAAATTTCTATACTTACTTGATTCAATCATACAGGCAGTTTAGAACTCTTTTTAATGAAGTTTAAACTCTTTGCTTCCATCTCCAACTTACTCTTTAGGTTTGGGGATACTAATTTAGATACCCTGTCAGGTTCTAATCCTGTATCTTCACAGTATTCCAGAATAGCTTCCAACCATCCGATATCATACTTGTAAACTCGATCTTCAATTTCTTTGAAGAAATCTTCCATGTTTTCTTGTAACGTTTTGTTTTGTCGCATTTTACCTCATTTTTCAAAAAAAGATTGTAAAGAGTTTGCCTCAGGGGCAACCTCGTAATTTGATATAAGAAGTTCTGCCTTCTTATTATTTTTCCTATGAACCATTGAATATTGTAAAAGAAATTCCCTTTGATAGAAGTTCTTATACCTTTCAACTAACCAATCATTAACATTATAAGTTATCATAAATTTATGCTTACATTCTTCAACATCTTTAGCAAATCTTATATGACAGAAGTTTGAATGCATCTTTCTATCTGTTCCATATAAAAACGATTTAATATCATATGGAGGGTCAAGAAAAACGAAAACATCTTTTCCTTCTGCTTTCATCAGTTCTGAATAATCAAGATTTGTTATTTTCCAGTTCTGTATTATTTTAGAATATGCTGGAAGTTTTTTGATTCCTACCTGAGAGAAGTTACCCCTTGATGCTTGAACTGAGAATGTGGAGTTTTCTGTAAGTCCCGAATATGAGCATTTATTTAGGATGAAAAAAGAAACCGCTTGATCAACCCCTTCAGATTGAGATATATTCCTTTTATGGTCATCAAAAAGTTTTCTTGCCCCTTTATCATCACCTTCAACACTCTTCTTAATTTCTAAGAGTCTATCCGAAACTTCTTGACCATTATCTCTTAATTGAGTCCAGAAGTTATATAGATATACATATTTGTCATTTACCCAAACAGGCATATTTGGAAAGTTTTGAGATACTAATAAAGCAACTGACCCTCCACCAATAAAAGGTTCTCTGTATTCCTTCATACCTGCAGGGAACCAAGGTGCTAAAGTTTTTAATGCTTTTGATTTACCGCCTGGATATCTCAGACAAGTCTTGTATGGATATTGTTTCATATTACACCCTCAGGATTGATTATAATACTCTTTAATACGTTTGTCAAGTTTTTTAATATAATCCTTAACATTTTTTTCAAACACCTGTATTTGACCGTCACGGACGCAAACAAGGATCCTTATGTTTTCTATCAATCTACCAGTTCTTTCATAGAATGCATATGAATAAAAAGTTGCCTGTAAAAAGTAATCTTCAATCCATTCTTCTTTTTTTGGTTTCTTTGCATTCTTGAAATCTATTATTGCAGGGACACCATCAAACTCAGCAATACAATCTACTCTTCCAGCAATTTTTAGATTATCTGAATAAAGAGCAGTTTCCAAAGCAATCACATTATCAATTCTATCCAAAAGATTCCTAAAACTCTTGAACATCCATTTGTCCATATTAGATAAGTTTGAAAAGTCTTCCTTTGTCATTTCGTTTTTTAGGTATTTTTCAGAGTTATCGTGTAATGCGTTTCCGATTTCCCTAGCAACTCTGGATATTCTTTCTGCTTCTTCTTCACCAACTCTTTTCTTCCATGCTTCTATTGCTGGATTTCCTTTTGCTGATAATACTGTTGTGATTGAAGGATAGGAGTTACCCTCTGGTGTTACATATTTTCTTCCACTATCTGTGGTTTGGGAGTTTAAATCGGAATATCCCAATTCAACACTCTGGTGTTTAAATATTTTCATACTTTAATTATAAATTATTTTTTAGAGAATGTCAATACCTTTTTAATTTTTTTTCAAAAAATCTTACTGTGGATATTGTTACAAACACGCAAAACGTCCAACCAACTATAAGAACAACTAAAAGAATCCATTTTATTAAGTCAACTATAAAGACTCCAGCATCCACAATAACTTTAGCTAGAAACTCTAATGATTTTTTAACTGTATAAACTTTTTCCATATTAAAATAATTTTATTTTATCTAAAAAACCTTTTGATTCATCTTCTTCTTGAATCTTTTGCTCATAGTGTTCTATGTTGTCTCTCCAAAACTCAGTGTACTCATCTGGTAAATCGTTTTTAGCAAGGATATACTCTCTAACTAAACCAGATCTGACAATATCATCTTGGTCAAACTCCATCATACTGAATGACTTCATCTTATAAAGAATATCCATGAACTCTGTTATTCCAGTTTTTCTACCTAAATCAGACTGATTGAAATCACCGCAGAAAAGCAGTCTACAATTATTTCCAGATCTTGTAATAATCGAATCTAATTCATGGAAAGTCATATTTTGACATTCGTCAACAATAACAATTGCATTCTCAAAAGTTAAACCTCTAACAAAAGATGTAGTTGCAAATTCAATCTTACCTGCATCTTTCAAATCTTCATAAGCATTTTTATTAATGAATAGTTCTGTACAAATATTTGAGTATGGCATTTCATACACGTTTGTCTTCTCTTCAATATTCCCAGGAAGGAATCCGATGTCTCTTGTTGGAACTACTGATCTAATGATTATGATTCTTCTTGCTTTTGAATTACCTGATAAAATTTCGTTCAGTGACAAATACATTGCCATGAAAGTCTTACCTGTACCTGCCATTCCATGTAAACAAAAGTTTTTTCCTTTATGATATTGTTCAAAAGTTATTTGTTGTTTTTCAGTTTTTGGTTGAATGTCGGATAATCGTAAGTCCATTTTGGGTTTCTCTTTAATGATTAATTTAGATTTAGAAGTTTTTGTTATTTTTGGTTTTTTCGGCATCTCTTTATCTTAATTTCATACCACCATTGGGGTGGTTTTTCTTTATGTTTTTAAGAAGTTGTTTAAATCCATCATCAATTTTTTTGACACCTAAATGTACTGGGTCTCCAATTTTAACTGAACTGTTTCCGAAAGACATCTCAACTTCCGTTGATCCGCATTCTGGACATTCACTTGCATCATTTCTTTTTTCTATAGTTCTAAACTGTTCAAATACATTTTCGCAACTGTTACACTTGTAATCATAAGCTGGCATTTCACACCTCAAACGTTTTAGGTAGGTTCAAGAAATCATATATATCATTTTCAAGAAACCAATCAATACTTTTATCATTATAACTTACTTCTTCTGAAACGTCAAACATATTTATAATAAATTCAACTGAGCAAATACGTTTTTTGTTTTTTATTTGTAAATTTTTAATCCATTTTAATTTTAATTTCTCACCGATTTTATTAATAAATCTTTGAATGATGTTTCTATAATCGAAAAACTTTGTCCTTCTGACCTCTTTTATTTTCAGAAATCTTTCGAAAGCAATCCCTTCCTCCACAAAGAAAGAATCAGTTCTTTTGACTGCTATCACGTCTTCCTTTCTTTTATAGTCGTCCAAGTAATCTAAAAACACCCCTTGTCTGTTTATTCCTATAACTGAACCATGTTCTGATATAAATGCAACTGAATCGAAATAAGAATTGTGGATGACTCTATAGATTATGGATTTTAGACCTTTTGTGCGGACCAAATAAAGATGGTAAAAGTGCTGTTTTTCTCTTTCTATCATACTATTATTTAGGTTCTTCAGGTTTATCTCTCGGTCTTTTTCCTATCTCAACAACCTCATCGCATTTCGGGCAATATCTCTTTTCATTTATGTTTATGGACTCTTTAAGGCAAGCATCCATTCCGTGTTTCATTATTTGTTCGGAATAATACTCTTCCGCAAAGAGATGACCGTCAGGGCATTCGAAAATGATCTTCAGACTGTAGTCCTTAAACACTAAAGGTTTACCATTAGTCACCTTTTTTCGAGTTTTAAGGTTGTAAAGTTTCCCCATTTTATTAATTTGCTGCGACTGGTTTTCTACCAAGTGGTTGTTCTTGCAGTATTTTGTTATTTTGAGTGATACTCATCCTGTCTCCAGTTCTGACGATGCTTTGTTGAAAATCTCCTTTACCTTGACCTAATTTCATTTTATTATCTATGTCTTTTTTAGTTTGTTCTGAGGATGCAAGTTGTTCTGTAGTTCCTATTCTAATTGGAGTTGAAGTTGGATTTTGTAAATTTTCTTGAAATTTTAACTTTGTAAATTTGGCCAAATACTCTTTTCTCAACATTTCCTTTTGACTTTGATCCAAATCAAGTCCATCAATATATTCGATGAGATAATCCTTTGTAGTGTATTCTAAATTGTCGGAGTTTAAGTGTTTATCCAGTTGTTTTCTTGATTCTCCAACATCAGAACTATCAAATTGTTTAACTGGTTCTACTTTTTTCGGAGGTTCAGCTTTTCTTGAAAGTCCACTCAGTACAAAATTAGTAAATGTGTCAGGTACTCCAGCACCTTTGGCCATTTTTTTGAGCATCCCTTTAACATTTTCCCAAGAGAATAACTCAGCAAACCATCCAAAAAATTCAGTTATACTTTTAACTAATTTGTTTTGCTTGATGTCTTCCCAAATAACGCCTAAATCTGTTTTGAGTTCTGCCCACCATTTACCTATAGTACCCTCAGCACTGAAAACTCCTGTAAAAGCTTTTTTAATATCACCCCAAACTAAATCTAAATCTTTTTTGAAAGTTTCCCATTTTGTACCAAACCAGACGGAAACATTTTTCCATATTTTTTTAAAAGCAATTTTAATATCGCCCCAAACAACGCCCAAATCTTTTTTGAGGTCTTCAAACCACTTACCAGTCATTAACTTTTCATTAAACCACTTTTTTAATTTCTTAAACTCTTTTCCGAAACCAAGTTTTTTAGCAATAAATTCAACACCCTCTGATAAATCTTTTATACCAGCATCAATTGTCTTTTTGATATCACTACCTTCCCACCATTTAGAAAGACTGTCCCATTTTTTACTAAACCATTCACCAATACTTTTAAGAGATTTTGAAATTTTTTCACCACCGATCCAACCCATGATAGCACCAAAGATTGCACCAATAATCCCTCCGGCAGCAGTACCAATTATAGGGACGATAGAACCTATACCAGCACCTATCAGTGCCCATTTTCCAGCACCTTTTAATGCTCCCATCAATCCTTTATCCAGACCACCTAACAACCCACCAAGGAATCCAGAAAGACCCCCAAACTCAGTCATACCTTCAATGGCATCAGTTACAGCCCAAATTATCCCACCAACTAAGAATCCAGCAAGTCTAGGAATAAATTTAAATATATTTACCACAGATCTTAAAATTCCTTTTTTTAGGGACTTTTTTAACATAACTCTCAAATATTGTTTTATATAAGGTATAAAACCTTTTTTAAGAATTGATTCCCAAATTGATTTCATTCCCAGAATACTAAATATTGAACCAAGAAGATATCCGCCAATTGATTTTGCCCAGTTCAATAACCCACCTTTTCCTGTAGACATAAACATAAAAGAACTTCCAGATTTTGCAGGCGTTCCACCTCCAGATACTTTTGCTGCTTTTATAGGACTGGTTGCTGGAGCTCCTGCTGCCCTTGCTTTTGCAGCTGCTATACGTGCTTCCTGTTCTGCAGTTTGAGATTGTTGTTTATCTTTATTTTCCTGTATTGCTTCTTGGAGCTCTTTTGCATTACGTTCTGCGGAATCTCTATTATCTTCTAACACTTTTATAAGAGCAGGGTCAGTTTCAGTTTTAAGTGCTTCTAACATTTCTTCCAGAATGTTATTTTGAGTTGCAAGTTCTGCTTGAAGTTTGTCAAATTCAATTTGATTTAATTCTGAAGATTCTTTAAGAGGGTCGCCAGTTCTTCCTAAAATTTCAGATTCTTCAGTTTTGAACTCTTTTAATTTTTCAGCAAGTTTAGCACCTGCCGATGTATGCTCCCCTCCAGCCTTCTTAATTGCAGTCTCCAACGATTCTATCTCTTTACCAACCTCAATTAACCTCTCAATATCTTTTTCAGACTCCATTTCCGGATTAATCCGATTTGCTATATCCTTAACGAAATCAAATTCACCAAAAATTGGCGCAGACTTTATACTGTCACTAATACCTTTCCTAAAATCAAACATTCCTGTTTTAAAAATTCTTGATATTGGGTTTTTCTCTTGAATTTCTATTAATTTTCTGGTTGCTGAATCACCATCACCTAATTCTTTAAGTGATCTTGCTTTTTCCTTTTCAAGTCTTTCTTTTTTCTTCTCTGAATCTTTTATAAATTTATAATGATCTTTATTCAGTTCAAAAATTCTTTGAGCTATCTCGTCCCTTCTTTCATCAGATTTGGATTTAATTTTAGGTTCAAAAATTCCAGAAGATAAATATTGTTTTGAAATTTTCTTAATTTCTTCAGCAGACAAATCTAAAAATTTTGTTGAATATTTAGAAATATCTGCGGCAAGTGAAGCCATATCTCCAACAACAGTGCCTGCACTCTTAATGACGGGATTAACTCCTCCAAACATTCCTTCAATATGATCTTTAATTTTTGTTCCGTCTGAACCAAGATCAGGTAATTTATCGCTCATTTAAACTCTCCCCTAAAAATATTACAATAATATATATAATTCTATCTTGAGTATTGTTTACTCTTCTCATTTTCTTCTTCAATATGGTTTATGAGAAGAGCAACATATATTTGTCTCTCAAAGGGGAACATTTCTTCAAGTTCTGTTAAAGTAAACCTGTTGTTATAGACTATCGCACTGTTTGTTTTGTAGTAGTTTTCAATGTTATCGTGTGATAGCCCTAAGATAAAAAAGATTGAACTCCCTCTATAGTGTGAGATTCCTTTTTACCGCATTTTGAACAAGTCCACTCTAAATCATAACAAACTTTTGGCATAGTGTCAAAAAAAGATTTCACAGATTCCATATGAGTCATATTAAAATTCAGAAAAAATTCCTTTTTATCTTTATCTGAAAAATCTTTCATCATGAAAACATCATCGTTTTGAGTTACCATTTCAGTACAACTAATCAAAACTTCCATAAAGGAGTCAAAATCTCCTTGACCTTGCTGTAGTCTCAAAACATCTTTGTATTTTGGATATCTCATCTTTATCTTAACATTAGTTTGTTTGTCAAGAAGTAACAAATTTGTATGCCCTTCATATTTTTGAACTCGAATATTTTTCAAATCCAAATTAACTGTTTCAACATGATCACAATCTTCAACGTCAATATGCTTCATTTTCAGTTCTATGATATCTCCAACAGATTTTTCTCTTAATCTTAAAAAAATGTACTCAATATCGAACAGTGAAAGTTTCTCAACATTCTCTAAACTTGTACAAGAAGATATCAAAGACTTTAGAGACTCATAGATCACATTAATGTCTTCTGAATCTTTAGTTAATTGCATATACTTCTCTTCCTTTACAAGGAAAGGTCTGTATGTGAAGTCTTCTCCTGTTGAAGGTAAAGTATCATTAAATCTTGGCGCATTTAGAATTGGTAATTTTGTACTCATAATATATTATCCTTTTGTTTAAGGGTTGGTCTTTTCTTTTTCGAAATATTCAACTGTCCATTTTTCATAACTAAAAGAAACTGTTAATTTTAAAATATCTTCACTCATCCAAGAAACATTTTGACTTGCCATTACGGTTGGAAATATTTTTTTAAAAGTGAAGGAGCAAGTTTTTTGATCAGTAGGACTTCCTTTGTATAAATTAACTTTTATACTCTCGGAAACGTATTGATCATAATAACTTGATTTAAGTTCCCCTGTGCCTACAATAAGTTCCATCCATTCGTCAAAAAATCTTCTTTCTACCATAGAGGATGAACAAAGAAAAGTTAAATTTAAATCAGTGAAAGTTACATTGTTAACATGCTTAGACGATATGACATAATCTTTTCTCTCACTAACTCCAAAAGTTTTCCCTGGGAGGTCTGCGCTCTGACAACTAAAAGTTAAAAGTTCTGAAATTTTAGAATCACCCAACCCAGGAGGAGGGACGATTTCAACATCCATTAAACTTGTTTTTGAGAAACCTTCAGAAAATCTTGAAGTGAATTTATTTAAACTTTTCATATCACTTATTATTTATAATAGTATTTCTTGAATCAACATAAATATTTCTTGGTAAAATATTATTCCCTTGACTGTCAAAAAACTTAGAACTTGGAAGAACCATAGCAAATAACCATTTATTTGACGGTATATGATATAATGGAGTCCTCATTTGAGAATATAAATACCTTTTAATACAAGGTCGGTAATACTTTTTTCCAGATATAGATTTTAACATACTATATCTGAGAGTGAATCTGGTATCTTCATCAAGTTGCCCTGTTGGACTGGAAATGAAATTCCATAATTGATCCATAAGAACAAATCTCATTGCTGTGGGGAGATAATGTAAATTCAATCCAAGAAATCCGTTTTTATATTGCTCTAAAACTATAGACATAGGAAAATAATCGTAATATTTTAATTTTGATCTGTGTTTAGCAACATAAACAAATTGATATATATGTCCCCATCTTGCACTACTTTCAAACTTACTAGCACACTCTTTTACCAAATTTTGAGATATGGTTTGACTTCTATTCGTCATCCATTCCATAGATTTGTTGATTGTCAAATTTTTTCTTGAATCGTTTCTCTTAAAAAAATCAGATAGACTCATATGTTCAATTCCTTTTCGGTAACTATCTTAAACTTCCATCCATACTTCTCACAAAACCTTTGAGCAGATGTCCATTTAGCATTATTTATCTGCCAAGTCACATTTTCTCTTAAATTTTTTCTCTGTTTTAGTCCAAATTTACCACCCTTTGGTTTTTTCACTTGAGATTTCGGTTTAATTTCTATCATTAATGTTTCTATTTTACCTTCACGGTTCAGTTTCTTGACTATGAAATCTGGAAAGTATCTATGAACTTTTCCATCAACAGGGGATCTGTAAGGAACACTAAATTCTTCCGAACTCCACTCAAGTATAGACCTATGTTCATCGCAGAAAATCATAAATTTTCTTTCCCAAGATGATCTATAAATTATATTATTTGGGTTCCCTCTATACTTTTTTTTATTTTTTATTTTATACTTTCCTGTCAAAGGCATATAAATATGTAGTATATAGGGGGGAGTTTATGAGATTAAAAGATAAATTAAAAGGAGCTTTACAATCTTCAAAGATTCAAGTTTCAGAAAAAACGTCAAGTAAAATTCAAAATGCTTTAACAAATAGGAGTTCTTTTAAAACTCCTGAGAGTAAATCTGAAATAAAAAGATTTGAAAATGATGTTTCAAAAAACCTTTTAAATAACCCTGGGGAAATAGGTCGGGGCGGAAGTTCAATAAAAAATTATTTGAACGATCAGTTAGACAATTCAATTGAAAATATTTTAGATAATTCAACAGGTCAAATCTTAAAAGAAACTTCAGCAAATAAAGTTCTTAACAAAGTTAAAAACGAAGTCAAGTCAAGGATAGAAAACATATTCTCAAAAAGTAAAGGAAATGTTAATCGAAACCCTATGCTATCAAGAAAAAGAAATCAATATGAAAACAAACCTGAAAGTTTTTCATCTTTTGTTGTCGGTAAAGGTTCTGCGAAAATTCCATATATTAAATTCGAAGTTGCAGGGGTCACATCTGTAGATTCAGTGGATTTTTTAAATTCTGAAGGGTCGGAAACTGTTAAGGAAAATAAAAAGACTCCAATAAAGGAGGTTAAACTTCCTGTAAGTCCAGAATTTCTAAAAACTTCATACACGTTCAGTTACACAACAGACGTTAAAGCAGAACTTGGGGCAAGAACTCAAGAAGCAATGAAAAACTTTATTGGAGCGCGTGCTAAAAGTTTAACAGACCTTGTATCAAAAGGAAATCTTAAAATTGCTAGCAACCCTAATATGGAAAACGTTTTTGAATCTGTCAATTTTAGAGAACTTCAATTCAGTTTTGAACTTATACCTAAAAACGAAACTCAAAGTTTGGAAATAGAAAAAATAGTTCATATGTTTAAATATTGGACATCTCCCGAGGAAATGAACGTATCTAAATTTAAATTTTTAAAATACCCAAATCAGTGGTTAATCAGTTATAATGATGGGAGTGGAGGAACTTCTGGAGTATCTTTTAAAACTAAACCTTGTTATTGCACTAATGTTTCAATTGAGTATGGAAGTACTGAAGGATATTTATTATTCAAAACGTCAAATAAACCTACTGCTGTCAGAATCAGTTTGAGTTTCACAGAAAATGAGTATATAACAAGAGACACTATTGGTAATGATTATACTAATGGAGGTAAGTTCTAATGTCTAAATTTTTTGAATATTATAAAACAACTGAATATAAACTTTTTGATAAAACTTTTAATTTAACTAATATAACTTTGAGATATAAATTTAGGCAAAATTTATCCAGAAATCTTTACAATTTTTATGATTACACATTACAAGACGGCGAAAGATTGGATCAATTAGCTGATATGTATTATGGTGATAGTAAATATGTTTGGGTTATTATTTTAGCAAATGATATGATCGATCCTCAATTTCAAATTCCAAGACCTTATAATGAATTTAGAAAATATGTTATAAATAAATATGGGTCTTGGGAAAATGTTGTAAACGGGATTCATCACTACGAGAGAGTGTCAATATATAAAGATACAGACACTAAAGTTGCAGATTTGAACCCTCCTATTATCATAAGTGAAGATATTTACAATTCCTTACTACCTCAAGAAAGAAAAGAAGTCAAAAATCTTGAATATGAAGAGACATTGAACGAGAACAAAAGAAATATAAAACTATTAGATTCTTCTCAGTTGAGTTTGATTATAGAATTAGTTGAAAGTGTTTTTGAATGAGTCAGACAACGATAGAATCCTCTGCGATTTATAATTTATCATCAATAAAATTAACTTCAGAAATTAATAATAAATTTTTGGAGTTGATTGATGTATATTCAGGGATTCAAATATTTGAATCTATTAATAGTCCTTTTATATATGGAAACATATCAATTGTTGACACAAGCGGAATGATTGAAACTCTTCCAATAGTTGGGGAAGAAAAAATAACTTTCAAAATAAGAAAGACTCCTGGGGATAAAAGATATTTTGAAATCAAAGCTCAAGTCTATAAAATATCCAATAGGACGAAAGACTTTGACAGAAAAGGTATAGAACGGTATGATTTGGAATTTATATCCGAAAATGCTATGAAAAATCAGATAGAGAGAGTTTCAAAAACTTATGACGGACTGGTTTCAGATGCTGTAAAAGATATTGCCGAGACTCACTTGGGTTTAAAAAAGATAGAAACTTTGAGCGAAGACCCTAAACAAAATCCAAAACTTTATCAAGATGTTTTAATAGAAACAACAATGGACAAAAATAAGTTGAACATACCAAACTTAAAACCGATTGATGCTATCAATTTTCTATGTAAATTTTCATATTCAAGTAATGGGAAAAGTAAAAACCCATACAACACAACATATAAATTTTATCAAACCAGACAAGGATTCTTTTTTCAATCTATAGAGAAATCAATAATGGATAGAGGTAAAGATATTAAACATAAATTTTCAGTTGCCAATGATCCTAATGTGAAAGAAGACAATAAAACTTTAACCAAACCTGATTTGTTCACCGTGATGGAATATAATTTTTTGAATATGTATGATAATTTTAGATCATCAAGTGATGGATATTATGGTGGAACTAATGTTGGGTATGACACTTTAACTAAAACGATACATGAATACAAATTAAAATATACTGATAAGTTTGATGATATGATTCATGTTGATAAAGTTGATACAAACAGTAAAAAGTTTATGTACAACCAAAGTCCAGAGAAAACTTTGATCAAAAGCTTTCCAACTAAGAAAGGATCAATCTCAAGCGAGTACATAAAAAATAAAGAGGAATCAAAGGATATCTTTTATGCTAAAGAGGATGAGGTTGATTTCTTGAAAATAACTAAAAAAGAAAGATTCAATGAAGGTTTAATGGTTGAGATAGTAATACCTTCAAATATTTATCTAAATGTTAATGATTTGGTTGAATTAAAGTTCCCAAGTTATAAAAGAGAAAACGGCGAAAAGAATTATTTAGATGATAAATACTATAGTGGTAAATATATTGTTATAGGGATAGTTCATAATTTAACAAATATGGAATTACGTGAATGGACTATGACCTTAACACTCTTAAAAGACACACTGAAAAGTGAAATAAAATAAAGTGATATTATGTTTGGGTTTAATCCAATTTGGTTTATAGGCGTTGTTGAAGATAGAACTGATCCTTTAAAATCTGGAAGATGTAAGGTCAGATGTTTAGGTTTTCATCAACAAAACAATTCCGAACTTCCTACAGAAAATCTTCCTTGGGCACAACTTCTAATCCCGACGAACAGTCAGAATGAAATAAAACCTCCAAAAGAGGGTTCTTGGGTTTTAGGTTTTTTCAAAGATGGTAGTAAATGTCAGGAACCTATGATAATATCACTCATCCCTGGAATTCCAACAGTAGCTTCTGAAGATGTTCCTAAAAATAAAGGTTTTTATGATAAAGGTGAAGATAAAGGCGAAAGACCTTTCCCTCCCGAAAACTTTGAATATAAAACGGATGGTTCAAAAGTTAAAATAACTGAAGGAAAGGCAGACCATTATCCTCCTAAAAAAGAAGGATATCTCAAGCAATCTATAGATGAACCTGACACTCCAAGAGTTTCCAGAAATGATCCAAAAGAGTTATTAGAAGGAAAATTTGTAAATAGTGAAACCGAACTTCCAAAAAATACTCACATTGATAAAGTTAAGGAATGGAGAATCGGCGGAAAAACTCATGAGACAGAAGGTATAGAAAAAGCACTGTCTAAAAAAACCGTTGGAGAAAACTCAGCATATTCTAAAAAAGAAAGCATTGATAGAAAATCATCAAATGCTGTTAAGGAAACTGATGATGGGGAAAAGTGGAAAGAAAAAGAAACTGCTTACAGTGCGAAATATCCTTACAATAAAACTGAGTTGACAGATTCTGGTCATGTTTTCGAAGTTGATGACACTCCTGGAGCAGAAAGAATACATCAACAACATAGGTCTGGAACCTTTGAAGAGGTTTACCCTGATGGTTCAAAAGTTGAAAAGGTTATGGCAGATAATTTCCACATAACCCATCAGAACGAATATAAACTGAATCTGGGGAATTATGAAGTCACCATAAAGAAAAATAAGGGTGAACGTGTTGAGGGTGATATATTCGTTCATATCAATGGAGAGAGGTCTTTGAAGATAGATTCCAACTCTCACGTAGAGGTTCTAAAGAACGACACCTACACAACAGGGGGGAATCGAGAACAGACAACCAAGGGGAATAAAGATGAGACTGTCAGAGGGAATAGAACTGAGGTGGTTGAGGGTAATCACACTGAAACCATAACAAAGAATCAATCGGAAACTGTAAAAGAGAATAAAGATGAGACTGTTCTAAAAAATAGAACTGAAGTTGTTCATAAGGAGCATTTAGCAACTATAGGGGGCAACAGCACTGAAAGAGTCGCAAAAAACAGTTCGAACTTGGCGAAGGGTTCTAATACCATTCAAGGGTTGCCGATAAATTTAGCATTATCCTCTGCAAGTTTTAGCGACTTTGGTGGGGGTGGATCAGGGTCTGGTATAGTTCAGTTAGGAATAGGGAGTTCAGTTAATGATAGTGATGGGAGCATGTCTGGAGGTAAAATTGTTAAGGTTCAACCAGACAATACAGCAAATGCTAATAAATTGACTTTTGATTTTGCTAATTTAAACGAAATAGTTTTTCAAAATTTCAGCACAATTAAATTTTTGGGTAATGTTGAAGTTGGAAGTTCCCCTCAACCTGTCGGTATTAAAGGTTCAGTTTCAAGTTTCTCTGGAAGTTCTGATGTACATTCTAATCACAGACTATCTTCAGGGTTATCCCAGTCCTTAAAAGCTTCCAAAGGTGGAGGTTCTGGTAATACCAGAGGCGGTTAATAATGACATTTGACTCAAGATTTAAACAAGAATTTTTAGAAATAATTACAGAAGAACAGAAACAAGAAATTGAAAACACTTTCATAAACTCTGACGAAGAAAATTTACATATAGAATTTCTAAATAAAAATATTCAAGATTTGAAAGATTCCATTCCAGCATTAGACTTTGAAACATCTATTCACAACAACGTGCTAATATCTTCAGTTCAAGCGATTAACAAATACCTTGAAGAGAAATTACAAGAAATTATACAAAACGATACAGCAAATAATATTTTTCTAACTTGGCATCCAGATACTTATTCTGGAAGTAATAATCAGAATGTCTATCCGAATCCTGGGGATTTAGTTACAACGACGATTGACAATCAAACATATTCTCCGGCATATCAAGACGCTCCACCCTTAGATATAGTTGGATCAGGTGCAAATTTAAAAATAAAAATACCATATCAAATTAATTTTTGTTATATCGATAAAGATCAAGAGACATCAAGAGTTGCTGCAGTTGATCCTGTAGATGGACCAATGCCTACAGAACCTGATTTAAGAATATCTTCAGCATCATCTCCAGTAACAGTAGATGGGGACACTAGGCAAATGCCAGGGCAAAGAAGACCTGAGAACGATCCAGACAGAGAGTTTTTTGACAAAGTTGGAAGTATACAAATATTTTATATGCAACCGTTATATGTTGCAAGTCAAACTTCAGGGGGTAATCAAACACCTCCACCCCCAACTCTATCTGAAGAGAAAATTGTAGTTTTGGATAGAACTACTGATTCAACACTAAATCAATTAATAGAACAAGCAAAATCTTCTTATAATTTATTTGAAGATATGATAAATGGAGTTGAAGACTTTTCCGGATCCTATTCTGACTCTGTTAATAATTATGAAGCAATAGCAGATTCTATCAATCGGAGAGATAGATTTTTGTTGAGAAATCAAATATTCAGAGAATTTTTAGGGATTTAACCGCAAGCACCTAATAATATTTCACCTGTCCACATTAAGAAGAGTGGTGACATCAACATTGCTATTGAAATGTAAATGATGAAGAACCATCTGAAAAATATCTCTAAATGGTCTGCAACATACTTAAAACTGTTTTTGAATCTTTGTTTCATAATTTAAACCTCAAATATCTTTAAGATGAGACTTCCTTTTGATAAAATTAATCTGTGAATCTCACCTTTTGGAATTTCAATAACATCTCCAACTTTAATTCTAAACGGCATCTGATTATCAAATTGAAAAAAACAGTTATCAGCATACACCACTTCAACTTTTCTGTCAACTAAATCTGAATGCCATATAAATTTCTCTTGATTCGAATGAAAAAAACTTCTCAAAAAGATTTTATCTTCAATGTAAGTATCAATATATGGTTTTTGATACCAAGATTTTTCTACCAAAAGAAATTCCCTCCACCTTTGAGACCAAGTGCCTTTGCGTACATCGGAAGTCTACAAGCCCAGTATCCTGGTTTTGTTTTATCCTTTTTTTGATCACATTTATGTCTTGCAACAAAACTCTTTCTTGCTTCTGGATCATTAATTTTTGCTGTCAATCCAGTTGTATCACCAAATTGAACTTTAATGATATTTCCTTTATCGTTCCTAACATAAACATAATATTTCTTTGAACCACCCCTTTTAGGTTTGTTCAACTCAACATCTTTTTCCTCTTCAACTAAAGGGAAATCCAAAGGAACTTCTTCATCCTCATAAAAATCGAACTTGCCAAGATCACCTTTTACTATTTCTTCATCCAAATTTGACAAATTTTTCAGTTCTCCATTGAAGGACATTCTTCTTGCTTCAATAAAAAATTCAAAATATTCCCTTGACCCCATTCTGAAAATATTTTCTGTGAATGGGATTCCGTTTTCAAGATGAAACTCAATGGCTTCTTGAACATGATTTTTTTCTGAGAAAGTTTTGATGGAGTATTTCATTTCAAGTTATCTTCAAATTTATCTAATTCGTCTTTTACTTTTTCGTATTTGGTTTCTAATTTTGCAGCAAACTTTGCATCAAGTAAAGACCAAACCAAAAGAATAGTCAATCCCCACATTGCGATGTATCCAAAATATTTTACTGCCATGGATAATAAAAATATACCGACAATCCATATTGCCATTTGTCTTTGTAATTTACTCATTTTAACACCTCGTACTTTATTTATACTATAAAAAATAAGAAAAGTCAAGGAAAAGAAAAAATTTCTTGAAAAAAGTATACATAAGTATTATTATTAAATATATGTTATAAATAATATTATATTAAGCGCTTATGATATATATATTTATTATATATTTATATATTATATTTATTTATATATAATACTTTAGTATATTTCCTGCGGAAAAGGTAAAACCTATGAGTGAGAAAAGAGAATTCAGTGACATATCTTTGTCTTTTGATAAAAATCCTGCAACAGGAGACATTGTAAAAGTAAAAGATGACATTGCAGTTAAACAATCAATCAAGACATTGGTTTTATCGGAAGTGTTTGAAGCACCCTTTCAAAAAGGTAAAGGAACGAGAATCAGAAAAATTCTTTTTGATCTAATTGGAGATGATGGTGCAGACTTAATCAGAAAAGAAATATCAGAAGTGATACAAAATAGAGAACCAAGGGCAAACCTTTTTGATGTTTTAGTTGAACCTATTCCTGATCAGAATAAATATTCAATAAAAATAATTTTTGCTATGATAAATACCCTTGAACCTCTTGAAGTTGAATTATTTGTTTCAAGGGTGAGGTAGGTGAAATGTCAGATATAAAAGTAACAGAATTAGATTTTGATATCTTGAAAGAGAACTTGAAGGATTTTTTAAAATCTCAAGACGAGTTTCAAGATTATGATTTTGATGGTAGTGGTCTACAAATATTGTTAGATATTCTATCAGCAAACACTCATTATAACGCAATTTATCAAAACATGATTGCTAATGAGATGTTTCTTGATTCAGCAGTTCTCAGAGAGAGTGTAGTTTCAAGAGCAAAAGCATTAGGATACACTCCTAACTCAATTAAAGCTGCTCAAAACGAAATCACATTAAAAGTTATTAATTCTGGAGATGTTCAATCTACAGATGTTCAACCTTCAAGTATACCTCTTCCTGCATTTTCTACTTTTTCTGCTACAAAAGATGGAATTACATACATTTTTCAAAATACTGAGGGAAGAACTTTAGCAGATTCTGGTGAAGTTGTAGGTATTAAAAAAATATATTCTGACACTTTCACAATCAAACAAGGGATTATGGTTGAACAGAATTTTAGTGTCAACTTTCAAGAAAATCCAAATCAAAGATTCGTTATTGAAAACGATAATGCTGACATAACAACTCTGATTGTAAGTATTAATGAGACTCCTTCAAACAATTCTTCCTCATATTCAATTTATTCCTTAGCAGAAAATGTTGTGGAGATAGGTTCTTCCGATAATGTTTATTGGATACAAGAGAATGAAACAGGGAATTACGAATTATTTTTTGGTAATGGTAGAATAGGTAAAAAATTAGTACACGGATCTGCCATTAAAATTCAATACTTGACAACTTCTGGTGCTGTAGGTAATAATATATCAAGTGGATATAATTTTTCTGATGTAATTCAATCCGATTCTTTAAATTACGGGATGTATGATGTTACATCTGCTTCATCTTCTTTTGGAGGGTCTGATAAAGAAGATGTTGAAGAGATAAGATTTTCTTCACCTAAGCAGTACGAAAGACAAAACAGATCTGTAACAGCATTAGATTACAAATATTTGGTTCAAGAAAAATATCAAAATATTGATAGTATTAAAGTTTGGGGTGGAGAAGATAATGATCCTGTTTATTATGGTAGAGTTTTTATCTGTTTAAAACCAAAAACAGGAACTTTCTTGACTGAAACCGCAAAACAGAGTATAGTTAATGATATTGTAAAAGATTATAATGTTGTAACCATTGAAGCTGAAATAGTTGATCCGACTTTCACTTATATAGAAATCATATCAAATGTTAAGTATAATTTGAGAGAGGTTCCTGAAGGTGAGGAACATTTGAAGAATTTAATACGTTCTACAATCTCAAATTACAATGAAACTTCAATCAGTAAATTTGATTCATATTTTAGATTTTCAAATTTTACATCTGCGATTGATTCTACTTCTGATGCCATTAAGTCTAATATAACTAATATCAAAATTAAAAACAGACTTGATGTGACTTTGGATGTTCCAACTTCTTACACTACAAAATTAAATTCAGAAGTCAACCCTGGAACATTAGAAAGTACTTTATTTTCACATTCTTCCTACACTGGTTGTTTTTTAGAAGATGATTCAAATGGAAATATAAAAATAAGTGCATTTTTTAATAATTCTAAAATAACAGTTCAAAATAACATAGGAAAGATATCCTACGGAACTGGTGAAATTAATTTAACTAATTTTAACCCAACTTTAGTGAATGATGGTAATTCTTATATTGAATTAAAAGTAACTCCGAGAGATTTTGATGTGTCTCCAGTTAGGAATCAAATAATAACCATCGATGAGAACTCTATAAATATTAATATGGAGAATATATCAAGGCAATTTTTAACTCAAAATAATGTATAATGACATACTTCAATAACAAAATATCAGAATTAATTGAGAGTCAACTTCCTAATTTTTTACAGGAAGAGGGTCCAAAGTTTATAAAATTTGTTGAGAAGTATTATGAGTGGATGGAAACTTCTAAAATAGAGGTTTCTGTGAGTGAAGATTTAACTTTAGATTTTTCTCAAAATACCTATAAAATAAAAGCATCTAAAGTTTTGGGTGACGGTCAAACAGTAAAACACGTTTATGCTGAATTAATCAATGCATACAAGTTGAATTCTGGAAATTATGTTTTCTTCATAAAAGAGTATGAGGAAAATAATGTTAATATCCCTGTAACAAGAGGTTTTACTGCAGGGGATGTTGTAGTTTTTACTGAAGGTAATGTTGGATATCAGGGAACTGTAGAAGTTGTTTCATATATTCAAAATGCGTCTTTATCCTCAAAAAGTCTTTGGAACTTACAAGATATTGATAGAACTCTTGATGAATATATTGATTTTTTCATGAAGGAATATCTTGAAGGTTTCCCTCTTTCATATCCAAGTCCATCTGAGAGTACTGATCTTGATGTTGAAGAATTTAAGAAATTTTTGGTTAAGAACTCACGAGATTTTTATCAATCAAAAGGAACTGAAGATTCTTTCAAGTATTTTTTCAGAACAATCTTCAATGAAGAGGTGACTTTAAAATATCCAAAAGAAGACATTTTCAAACCTTCTGATAATAATTTTCAAAATAGAAAAGTTTTATTGTTGCGTCCATTAGTGAATTCTATACCTGACATAACATCCAAGAGGATAACAGGGTCTGTGTCAAATTCAAGTGCCTATGTTGAAAAAGTTTCAAGGTTCAAAAAAGGTGGATTTGAAGTTTTTGAGATTGTCTTGAACAAACCCTCTGTTTCGGGAGATTTTAAAATAAATGAAATTGTGAAAGACGAAAACAATAACGACATTGGGACAGTTTATTACGGTGCTGTTGACGTAGAAGTTTTAAATTCAAACGAATCCTTTAAACCTGAACAAAAATTTTACATAGATAGACAAGGTTCAGTAGTAGAATACTCAAATTTGTCAAACAGTGACAAAGGTTCTGTGTTGGAATTGGTTGTTTGTGAAGTTAATTCTGGAAAAATAACAGGGGTTGAAAATTTTCAATCCTTAAATTCAGAGACTCAAAATCAAATCATACTCGCAATTAATGATGAAAGAATAAAAGTTGGAAGTTTAGTTCAATTTGATAACACTGATTGCTTTCTTGATAATGGACCAAGAAGATCAATTTTAGCTTCTGTTTCTCAAATTTTATCAAACAATACAATTGTTTTTAAAATAGATCGTGAAGGTAAAGGTTACATTAAACTTCCTAAAATAGTTAAGATAGGCGAAAGTCAAACTTTTGAAGATATTGACATTGATTATGATTTTATAAGTTCTGACATTGGAACTATAAAAGAAGTTAAGATACGAGAGCAGGGACTCGGATACTCTTCTATCACGGTCGA